GGAACTGATGTTTATATTACAGGAACTCATTATATGTATCTTCAATGGACTAAAATAGATATTGGACATCCGGATTTTAGAGAAGCAAATAGAATATTTTATATATTCTGGGAAGCTTGTAAGGCAGATAAAAGGAGTTTTGGAATGTGTTACTTAAAAATAAGACGTTCTGGATTTTCGTTTATGAGTTCTTGCGAAGGCGTAAATCAAGCTACCATAACTAGAGATGCTCGTATTGGTATACTTTCTAAAACTGGAGCTGATGCAAAAAAAATGTTTACAGACAAGGTTGTTCCTATATCTAATAATTACCCATTCTTTTTTAAACCTATTCAAGATGGTATGGATAAACCAAAAACAGAATTAGCATACAGGGTTCCTGCCTCTAAAATTACTAAAAAAAATATGTATGATATTGGTAGTGAAGAGCTTGATGGATTAGACACAACTATTGACTGGAAAAACACATCGGATAACTCTTATGATGGAGAGAAGTTACAATACTTATTGCATGATGAAAGCGGAAAATGGGAAAGACCAGAAAACATTTTAAATAACTGGAGAGTAACTAAAACTTGTTTGAGGCTTGGTAGTAAAATTATTGGTAAATGCATGATGGGTTCAACATCTAATGCATTAGACAAGGGTGGTTCAAATTTTAAAAAGTTATTTGAAGACTCAGACGGAGGAAAAAGAAATAAAAATGGCCAGACCAAATCAGGCTTATATAATTTATTTATTCCTATGGAATGGAATTTTGAAGGTTATATAGATAAGTTTGGAATGCCAGTGTTGTATACTCCAAAAAATAATGTAGTAGGTATTGATGGAGAAGAAATAAATACAGGGGCTATAGATTATTGGGAAAACGAAGTAAATTCTTTAACTCAAGATGCTGATGCATTAAATGAATTTTACAGACAGTTTCCTCGTACAGAATCTCATGCGTTTAGAGATGAATCTAAAATGTCTTTATTTAATCTTACAAAAATATATCAACAAATTGATTATAATGATTCTTTAATGTTAGGACAACACACAACAAGAGGTTCTTTCTCATGGGAAAACGGAATTAAAGATAGTAAGGTTATATTTCACCCTAATAAAAGTGGTAGATTTTTAGTAACTTGGACACCAGGAATAAATATGCAAAATAATGTAGTTGAGAAAAGCGGGATTAAGTATCCTGGCAACGAACATTTAGGAACTTTTGGATGTGATTCTTACGATATTTCAGGAGTAGTGGTTGGTAAAGGATCTAATGGGGCTTTACACGGACTAACAAAATTTAATATGGATGATGCTCCTTCTAATCATTTTTTTTTAGAATATATAGCAAGACCACAAACGGCTGAAATATTTTTTGAAGAAGTGTTAATGGCTTGCGTATTTTACGGAATGCCAATTTTATGTGAAAATAATAAACCTAGATTATTGTATCATTTTAAAAACAGGGGTTACAGAGGCTTTAGTATGAATCGTCCAGATAAAAGATTTAATAAGCTATCTAAAACTGAAAGAGAGTTAGGAGGTATTCCAAATACCTCTGAAGACGTAAAACAATCTCATGCGGCCGCTATAGAATCTTACATAGAAAAGCATATAGGATTAGATTTTGAAGGAGCTTACAGGGAGGTAGATGTAATGGGAGATATGTTTTTTCAAAGAACATTAGAGGATTGGGCAAAGTTTGATATTAGTAATAGAACAAAGTTTGATGCAGCTATAAGCTCGGGTTTAGCTATCATGGCTAATCAAAAGCACTTATACACACCGACTAAACAAAATTCAAAAATAAGTATTAACTTTGCAAGATATAATAATAAAAGTAGGACAAGTGAAATAATAAGATAATGAAAGGAGTAACAATAGATATAAAATCTGCTGCTTTTCCCGATCAATTTGCATCTGATTCAGAAAAACAAACAAAAGAGTTTGGATTGCAAATAGGTCAAGCCATACAATACGAATGGTTTAGAAAAGAAGGAGTTAATCAATGTAGGTTTTACAGTCAATGGTTAGAGTTCAATCGTTTAAGATTATACGCTAGAGGAGAACAGTCTATAGCAAAATATAAAAACGAAATGTCTGTTGATGGAGATTTGTCTTATCTTAACTTAGACTGGACGCCAGTTCCTATTATTCCAAAATTTGTAGATATTGTTGTTAACGGAATGTCAGATAGATTGTTTACTGTTAAAACTTATGCGCAAGACGCTATGTCTTCTGAAAAGCGTGGAGAGTTTCAGCAAATGATAGAAACAAATGTTATTGCAGCCCCATTATTTAAGCAAATAGAAAAAGATTTTGCAATGGATGTATTTCAGGTTGATCCTGAAACATTACCTGAAACAGATTTAGAATTGGAGCTGTATATGCAAATGAATTACAAGCCTGCTATTGAGATAGCAAATGAAACGGCAATAAACACTCTGTTAGAAGAAAATCATTACGACCAGGTTCGTAAAAGGTGTGATATGGATTTAATGACCATTGGTATATCAGTGTGTAAACATGAGTTTCAATTAGGAGATGGTATTAAAGTAAATTATGTAGATCCTGCAAATGTTGTTTATAGCTATACAGAAGATCCTTATTTTAAAGATTGTTTTTATTGGGGAGAGATTAAAACAATTCCTATTGGAGAGGTTTTAAAAATTAATCCAGAATTAACAAATGAAGATTTAGAAGAGATTTCTAAATACAGCCAAGCATGGTATCAGTATTATAATGTATCTCAAATGTATGAAAACAGTATGTTTCATATAGATACTTGTACGTTGTTGTATTTTAATTATAAATCTACTAATAGTTTTGTTTACAAAAAGAAACAAACGGCAGAAGGTAATTATAAAACTGTAGAAAAAGACGATCAGTTTAATCCTCCAGAAGAAATGATGGAAGAAGGAAAATTTGAAAGAGTAGAAAAGAGAATAGATGTATGGTATGAAGGGGTTATGGTTATGGGTACTAATATTCTTATTAAGTGGGAGATGGCTAAAAACATGGTTAGGCCTCAGTCTGCTAGTCAGTATGCTATGCCTAATTATGTAGCTACAGCTCCTAGAATGTATAAAGGAAATATAGAGTCTTTAGTGCGAAGAATGATTCCATTTGCTGATTTAATACAAATGACACATTTAAAATTACAACAAGTAATTGCTAAAGTAGTTCCAGATGGTGTGTTTATTGATGCTGATGGAATGAATGATGTAGATTTAGGAACAGGAAACGCATATACACCTGAAGACGCTTTGCGTTTATATTTTCAAACAGGTAGTGTAGTAGGAAGGAGCTATACTCAAGACGGAGAATATAACCAAGCTAAAGTTCCTATCACTCAATTAACCTCGTCAAGTGGAGGTCAAAAAATGCAAATGTTAATTGGTAACTATAATCACTACTTAGACATGATAAGACAAGTAACTGGTTTAAACGAAGCTAGAGACGGATCTACTCCTGACTCAAATGCATTAGTAGGTGTTCAAAAACTAGCAGCACTAAACTCTAATACAGCTACTCGTCATATTTTAGAGTCTAGTTTATTTTTAACTAAAACTTTAGCAGAAGCATTGTCAATCAGGACTGCGGATGTATTAGAGTATTCTGATTTTGCTGATGAATTTGCTATGCAAATAGGTAAATATAATGTAGGCTTATTGGATGATATAAAAAATCTTTACATTTATGACTTTGGTATTTTTATAGAAATGTCTCCCGATGAAGAAGAAAAAGCTATGTTAGAGCAAAACATTCAAATGGCTTTATCAAAAGGAGGTATTGATTTAGAAGATGCTATTGATATTAGAGAGATTAGAAATATTAAAATGGCTAATCAGTTATTAAAAGTCAAAAGAAAACAAAAACAAAAAGACGAACAAAAACAACAAGCCGAGCAAATGCAGATGCAACAACAAAACAATATGCAAGCTCAACAAGCAGAAGCTCAAATACAAATGCAAAAAATACAAGCAGAGACACAATCAAAAATGCAAGTTGCACAAGCTACAATAGGTTTTGAAATAGAAAAACTTAAAAACGAAGCAGCATTGAAAGAACAGTTAATGATGACAGAGTTTCAATTTGCAATTCAATTAAGAGGTGGTGAGGAGCAAGCTTTAACTACCAGAGAGCAGGCTAGAGAAAAAGCAAAAGATAAAAGAGTTAGTCAGCAATCTTCTGAGCAGTCTCAGTTAATTACTCAAAGAAAAAATAACTTACCCCCAATAAAATTTGAATCTAATGAAGACAGTTTAGATGGTTTTGATATGGCTGAATTTGATCCAAGATAATAAATAAAATTACATTAACTTTGTACAAATTAAATTAAATAAAATGGAAATAAAAGTAAGAGAAGTTACTAAAGAAGAAAAATCTACACAAGAAATAGAGGAGCAACTTTTAAAAGAGCATGATGAAAAGTTTGAAGATACAAAGCCTGTAGATGCAGTAGAAGAAATAAAATTAGATGAAGAGGTTAAGCCTGAATCTTCTAATGAAGAAAAAACTCCCTCGTCAGAGTTAAATGACGAAGATGTACTTTCTTATATTAAAAATAGGTATGATAAAGATATATCCTCAGTAGATGATTTGTTTACGCAAACAAAAGACAATGACGAATTACCTGAAGACGTATCTACTTATTTAAAGTTTAAAAAAGAAACAGGCCGTGGTATCGAAGACTTTTATAAATTACAAAAAGACTACGATGCTATGGATTCTGACCAAGTATTAGCTGATTACTATAGCGCAACCGAAGAGGGATTAGACTCTATAGATATTCAAGATTTGATGGAGGATAAGTTTTCTTTTGATGAAGAAGAAGATGAACCAAAAGAAATTAAGAAATTAAAATTAGTTAAAAAAAGAGAACTTGCGAAAGCGAAGAAATATTTCGGAGATCAAAAAGATAAATATAAAATTCCTCTTGAGTCAAGTGGGAGTGGATTATCTGACAATGACAAAGAAAGTTTAAGTGCTTATAAAAGTTACATAGAAGAATCAAAAACTGTTAGTGAGGCAAACAAAAAAAAGTACGACTGGTTTCTTAAGAAAACTGATGAGGTTTTCAGCAATGAGTTCAAAGGTTTTGAGTTCAATGTAGGAGAAAGAGATATGACTTTTAAGCCTGGAGATGCACAAGAATTAAAAAGCAAACAATCGGATGTAAATAATTTCTTAGGCAAATACATGGATAAAGACGGGTTAATTAACGACACCAAAGGGTATCATAAAGCTCTGTCAATGGCTATGAATCCAGACAAGTATGCTAAATTCTTTTATGACCAAGGTGTGACTGACGCTGTAGATAATGTTTCTAA